CTGGTGGACCAAACGCTCGTTTGCGACACATGCCACCAGCCATACAAGGGTCCGGGATGGATGCGGAACCACAGTACCCCGCAGAAGGTAGACATCCGCATCGTCTGCCCCGCCTGCGGACAGGAGGTCGAATGACCCTCATCGTGGACACCCTCGAAGGCACCATTGACCGAGTCGCCGTCGCCATCGAACGCATCCAGACGTTCGAGCCGTCAGAGGGTTACTACGTGGCGTTCAGCGGCGGCAAGGACTCGCAGACCGTCCTCGACCTCGTGATCCGCTCGGGCGTGAAGTACGACGCCCACATGAACCTCACAACCGTGGACCCGCCGGAACTGCTGCGATTCGTGCGGGAACACTACGGCGACGTGGAACTGCACCGGCCCGAGACGAGCATGTACAAACTGATCGTCCGCAAGCACTTCCCGCCGAACCGCATGGTTCGCTACTGCTGCGCCTCGCTAAAGGAGCGGGGAGGCCACGGGCGCGTCATCGTCACGGGCGTGCGCTGGGCAGAGAGTTCGCGCCGCTCACAACGCAGGTTCGTGGAGTCGTGCTTCCGTGACTCGTCGAAAGTCTACGTGAATCCGATTCTGGACTGGTCAGATGAGGATGTGTGGCAGTACCTCGGGGATCGCGGCCTGCCGCACTGCTCGCTCTACGACGAGGGCATGACACGGATCGGCTGCGTGATGTGCCCGCTTACGGACCACATGGAGTCCGAGGCCGCACGCTGGCCGAAGTTCGCCGCGATGTACCTCCGGGCCTGCCGAGCATCGTTCGATTCCTACTTCGCAACGAGGGAGAACGTCAAGTGGAAGAACGGGGACGAGATGTATGAGTGGTGGATCAGCGGGTCGAAGAAGCAGTGCGACGACCCGCAACTCTTCCCGATGGACAACTGATGATCATTGCAACCGATACCGACCCCTGCGAGTACCGCCGGTCTAGTGCCATGTGCCGCAAGCCGAATGGGGAGTGGAGAGAATGACCGACCTCGCCGCCCTGATAGCCAAGCTCGGGGACTGCCCGAGGACGGAGGAGTACGCCCGCATCCCGTATGAAGACGGTTGGGTTGGTGTGTATTGCGACGGTACTCCTGTGAGACTCATACCCAGTTCCCTCGCCGACGCCGCCCTGCTGGAGTTGGCGGGGAGGTGCGACGCGCTCAGCAGGCCGGAGGTTGCGCTGCGTATGTGGAAGGTTCGAGCCGAAGCCGCCGAGGCAACCGTCATAGCAAAAGCTGCCCAGGTCGAGACCCTAGTCAAGGAACGGCGTGCCGAGCGCAAGCGCGCCGAAGCCGCCGAGGCCGAACTAGTTGTCAGCAAGCGCCTCAACGGTAAGTGGATGGACGAACGCACCGAGGCCATCATCAGGGCCGAGGCAGCCGAGGCCGAGGTGGAGCGGCTGCGGTGGATGCTGGAAGACCTCATGGACTGGGACGACATTGGCGCTCAGACCGACCGTTCTCGTGAAGAGATACAAGACATACTTGAGTCTCGCTGGGCCACCCGAGAGGAGGCCGGGGATGAGTAGGTATCGCAAGAAGCCCGTCGTCATCAAGGCCGTGCAACTGGAAGACGCAGGGGCCGCCCTCGGTATCGCGATGTGGATGAAGGAGAACGGCTTCGAGGACTTCGAGATTCTCGACAACACCGGAGCTATGAGAATCGGGACACTTGAAGGCGACCATCGTGCCGACGTGGGGGACTTCATCATCCAAGGAGTCGCGGGCGAGTTCTACCCCTGCAAGCCTGACATCTTCGCCGCAACGTATGAGGAGGCCGGGGATGAGTAGCTTCGAGGAACTTCGCGACCAGTGGATACACGACCATGTGCCGTCAGCCACTCTCAGCCTGCACTATGTCTTCGAGGCAGCAGAGAACCGCATCGCCGCGCTGGAGGCCGAGCTTGAGGACAGCGTGCATCGCGGCTGGGACGGCTTGCTCACCATTCTCACCGACATCTATCCAGCGAGCATCTTCGGCGGCGTGGACGACGACTGGCAGGACGAGACTCGCGACCTTGGGCCACGCCTCGTGACGCTGGCGCGACACCTCGACGCCGAGCGCAAGCGCGCCGAGCAGGCCGAGGCCGAGGTGGAGCGGCTGCGGTGCTGCGGGAACTGCGACAGGTACGACTGGGAGTTCGATGAGATGGTCTGCACGAGCGGACGCTACCAGTCGGAACAACGGCGTCTTGGCATGACGAACTGCGTCGAGCCGGACGACCGCTGCCACTTCACCCCGTCCCGCTGGGCCGAGCGTGGGGAGGGTCTGTGAGAATCCTCGCCCTCGACCTCTCACTCACCGCAACTGGCTGGTGCTGCGACGGCGTCACCGGAGTCATCAAGCCGAAGACTCGCGGCTGGGAGCGCATGAACCAGATCACCAGCGCCATCCTCGACCTCCGCCAGGACGCCGACATCGTCGTGCTGGAGGGCTACAGCTACGGCAGCCAGGGCCGCGCCATCGTGCAGATACACGGCCTCGGTGAGATCGTGAGGTTCAAGCTCTGGAAGGCCGAGGTTCCCTACGCCGACGTGCCGCCCTCGACGCTGAAGAAGTTCGCCACCGGCAAGGGTAACGCTGGCAAGGACGAGATGATCTCCTGCGCGATCAGGAAGTTCGGCTTCGAGGGAGCCGACAATAACGAGGCCGACGCCTACCTGCTCTGGCAGATGGCGCAGGACTTCTACTGCGGAGGGACCACGCTCACCCAATACCAGATGGACGCGCTCGCCAAGGTCGAGTGGCCCGAGGTCGGGGTCGCCGCGTGAACCCACTCCTCGACCCCACCTTCCCAGACATCCTCATCAATCACCTAATCCGCAACCCGCTGGTCTGGGTCAAGCCGCGCGAGATATGGGAGGACGACGGCGACGGCCTGCTCAAGGATGCGGCGCATGAGGTGGTTGACTGGGGCCGACGCTGCGGACTCGTCATCGACGGCGACCGGGCGCACGGATATCGCTACTCAGGCTGGTCGGCAGATCAGGCCCGCTACCAGCGGCGAGCGGGAGTCGCGTGGCCACCGACGGCGTTGCAGTTGACGATGGAGGAGGAGTCGGCGTAACGTACGGCCCATGAAGCTCTACATCGAGCGCCGCCAAGGAAAGACCGGCGTGACATGGCAGGGGACCATCTACCTGAGCAAACAGGAAGGTGGTCCCCGTCGCGTCCCGCTCGGCACGTTCGCCAAGAAGGGCGACCTCCAGCCGGCGGCCGACGTGGAGATGGACCGCCTGCGGCTGAACCTCGGCATCGCCGCACCGGACATGACCGTGGCGCAGTTGCTTGACCGCTGGATGAAGCTCTACGCCGCAGACAGCGTGCGCCCCAAGACGCTGCATCGCTACCGGGAACTGGCAGACCTGCACATCGTCCCCGTATTAGGCCAAATGCGGGCCGCTGAGACACCTAGCAGCGCCGTAAGCGAGTGGCAGGCGTCGATGCTCGCCGGGGACGTGGGACGCGCTCTAAGGCCATCTACTGTGCGTCAGGCGAGGTATGTGCTCAACGGAGCCTACAAGTGGGCGATTCGTCAGGACTTGCTCGCCACCAATCCGGTTGATCGCGTCAAGCCGCCGGCACTGAAGACGCTGCCGATGCAGCCACCGGACATCGCGAAGGTGTGGAAGGTGGTCGAGGCGTCACGCGGGACATGGCTCTACCGTCCCGCCATGCTGTTGGCGGCAACCGGGACGCGACGCGGTGAGGCGCTGGCACTGCGCTGGCAGGATGTGGACTTGCGGAAACGAGAGGCCCGGATTTTCCGCACGCTCTCGTCGGCGCATCCAAACGCTGTCTTCTTGCGTCCGAAGACAAAGGCTGGTGAGCGCACCATCGCCCTGCCGAGGTTCCTGGTCGAGGAGATGAAGGAGTGGCGCGGCGATGCCCCGGACGACACCTTCATCTGCTGCCACGAGGATGGCTCTCCACTCGACCCCGACGCCGTGAGCCACGCCTTCTACGCCATGCTGCGGCGCAAGAAGATCGAGCCGATGCGCCTGCACGACTTCAGGCACGCGGTGGCGACGCAGATGCTGCAGTCAGGCATCCGTCCTGACGCCGTCGCCGCCCACCTCGGCCACGCCGGCATCGTCGTGACGATCAGCGTCTACGGCCATCTGCTCACCCAGGCGCAGCACGAGGCCGTCTCGGCGTTCGATGACCTGATGACCCGCTCGCGCTGAAAGCTGGACGCTCGCCCTTTCCGCAATCTTTCCGCAAATGGTGGTGCCGGAGACAGGGATCGAACCTGCACGGGCCGAAGCCCTGCGGATTTTAAGTCCGCATCAAGCGTGGATGAGATGTGTGCTGGTGTCACGAGAAGTGACGATTCGAGCCTAGAACGAGGAAGCCGCCAGCCCTGCGATCCGGTTCGGTGCAGGGCTGGCGGCGAGATGCTTTCAGCATCTTTCCGCAGATGGGCAACGGCCTAGGCTATCTCCTCCTCCCAGATGGCCGCACACACGGCGTGTCCATCGATGCAGGACGCAGCGAACACCGCCAGCCACTGCCCGGCGGGAAGCACGAGCGTGGGCTGTACCGCTTCCTTTGCGGCGTTGATGTGAGAGAAGATCGCCTCTCCCCCCGCTCCGACTTGAAACTGGTCGGCGTGACAGTAGATTTCTCCATCGGGGGAGAGGTCGCGACTCACCTTCGCGCACCAGTAGTACGCTCCGTAGTTGACCGAGTTCTCGTTCAATGTCTTCCTCCTACGCTCTCGGGTGAGCGCCGTCGTAGACGCCCTTCATGTGCGCCGCGCTGACGTGCGTGTACACCTGCGTCGTGTTGATGCTCGCGTGACCCAGCAGTTCTTGGATTACGCGAAGGTCGGCCCCCGCCTCAAGAAGATGGCTTGCGCAGGCGTGCCGCAGCATATGAGGGTGAACCTCACATCCGATGGCCCTGCCATACATCCCCACGATCCTCCGCACGTCGTTGGTGCAGAGCGGGTTGCCGGCGACCGTCACGAGGATGGTGTCGCTGACGTGCGGCTGCGAGCGGATCGCCTCGACCGTCTCGTCCAGCAGCGGCACCATGCGGGTCTTGCCGCCCTTCCCGCGCACTAGCAGCAGGCCGTCCTTCACGTCGTCCCAGCGCAGGCCCACGACCTCGGCGTTCCGCAAGCCGCAGTCGTAGAGCAGCTGCAGGATCAGGTGGTCGCGGCCGGCAGGGTGGTCGCCGATGGGGTGGTCCCTCGCCACGTCGAGCAGCGCCTCGGCCTGTGCCGGCGTGATGACGTGCGGCAGGGTCTTGCGCTGCTGCGGCACGATCACGCTGCGGTAGATGTCACGCTCAAGTCGGCCGTCCTCGGCGGCCCAGCGCAGGAAGCTCCGCAGCGTCGTCGCCTTGCGCGCCGCCGTGCTGCTGGCATAGCCCTGCTTGCCGATGAACTTGGCGTACTCGTGAAGGTCGTCGTTGCCCAGGTCGAGCAGGTTGGCCCGGCGACGCTTCGCCCACACGGTAAACTGCGCCAGATCGGCACGGTAGGCGCGCACAGTCTGCTCCGACGCGCGCCGGTGCTCGAGGTCGGTCAGGAACGCGGCGACGGCAGCCGCGCCGCGCCGGAATTCGGAACGGATTTCCGTCCCCCTCGAATGGACGCGGTTCGTCATGACTCCTCCCTCATGGCGTCGATGGCGGCGGCCGGGATCACCCAGCGCCGACCTTGCCGCGCGGCGTCGAGCTTGCTGGCGCGCGCCCAGCGCATCACGGTGACGGGCAGCACGCCGAGCTTGCCGGCAGCCTGCGTCGCCGTCAGCATCTCGCTGCTCTCTGACTTGATGCGGGCCACCTCGGTCGCAGGGATGCGCCAACGGCCTCCCGGCGTCCTGTAGCAGTCGATGCGGCCCTCGCTGCACCATGTGGCCGCCGTGCGTCTGCCGATGCCCAGAACGGCCGCAAACTCGCCGCTGGTCATGTCCTCACACATCGGCCTGCTCCTCGCCTTCCAGCGCCAGCGCCAGCATCTCGCGGTTGCCCGTCTCGCGCAGCCGCTGCGTGGCGATCTTCCATGCCGACGGCCAACGCTCGCGCACGGCCGCCCAGTGGTTGATGAGCGCCTCGTTCACGTCGCAGCCGGTTGCTGTGACCTGCGTGGCCGACGCTTCCATCACACTCTTGATGACGCCATCTGCGTCTGCTGCCTGCTTCTTCGGTAGAGTGGTCACCTCGCTCCCCTCACTAGTGATGGGGGCGGCCCCAGATAAGATGGGGACGCCTTGGTCATCTACTGCCGATGGCCGCTCGTGGCGGCCCTCGGCAGTGTCTGTGGCGCGTCTTCAGCGCGCCGGCGGCTCCGTACCCTCTGGAGGGTTGAAGCAGTCGTGGCAGCGCCTCTCGCCGTTGAGCGTCTCCACGTCCTCGGTGCCGCCGCAGAAGTCGCAGCGCGTGCCGGGCGTCGCCTGCGACCAGTAGCCGGTGACGGCCGGGCGCGTCCATGCCTTGCGGCCCATCACCGCGTCCTGCTCGGCGCGCGTGCGGGCGTCGCGGGCGTCGATGCGCTCGTGCATGACGGCAGCGGCGTCGTCGTAGCTGTCGGCAGGGTCGATGCCCAGCGTCTGCTGGAAGACGCGCTTGGCGGCGTAGGCAGTCGGCTCGTTCAGGCCGCGATCCATCTGCACGGTGTCCCAGTCGAGTCCGACGAGGTCGAGCGTCTCGGGCCGCTGCGTGCCGTCCATGACGAGCAGCGCCTGCGCGAGGTCGTCCGCGAAGCAGTAGATGTCGCTGGTGAGGTTGAGGTAGGTGCGCTCGTTCATGTCGAATCCCTTCCGTTGAAGTACAGTGGCGGTTCCTTGTGTGCAGTATGACTGTCGCATCGGATAGATGCAAGAGCAATTTGATTCGGCGATCCGCTGCTGCCGGAATTCGGAACGGATTTCGGAACCCCTCGAATGGCTGCTCGAATGGAATCGGCCGAGGTCGACGTCCGCCTGGACGAACGTGTGTTCGTACGAACGTCTGTTCGGTCGTCCGCTGTCGCGATACGCTCGCGATATATCGGTGAGTCTCGCGCCGGCGCTCCTGGTATCGCTCGCCGCGCGCGTCGCATCGGTCGCCGCAGGGTCGCCGCGCAGGGCCGAGCGTGCGTCACCCTGCAGGCACGCATGGTCGCCGCGCGCCACGTCTTGACTACCTCGCCGCGCGCCACGTCGGACGCGCGCAGGGTCGCCGCAGGCGGTCGGCAATGGGTCGCGCGGCGAGGCTTGCGGGAGTACATCCCGCGAGGCCTGCGGCGACCCTATCGCGCGCGGTGTCGGCATTCGGCCAACCCTTCGCCTTGTTTCCCGTTTCTGCCGTTTCGGCGTCATCGGCCGCGCGTTGCGCGCAGGACGGGGTGAGGCCTCACGCGCGCCACGTCGGCCGCGCGTGAGGCCTCATGTGTCAGTGGATCGGGTACAGGACCACGCTTACGCGAGGATTCCAACACGCGCGGCAATGGCCACAATTGCCGCGCGTGCCGCAAGAGCACACGACCGCGCCGCGCGGGGCCACTGCGTCGCGCTGGACTCCCGACCACACTTCACCACTGGCATCGGCGCGCGCGATGGCGTCGACGTGGTCCGCGCTAAAGAAGTCCACGCGACGCGCGCTGTATCGAACAATGAGGTTCGCTGGCACGCGACCCAGCGCGGCGAGCTTGCGCCACAGCGAGTGTTCTTGTGTCGGCAGCCAGAACGTGACGTCTGGACAGCGCTCGACAACGGCGATAATGAGGCTCGCATACTCGGCCCTGTAGACGTCTCCTGTATCGTGGAAGCGGAACAGGCGGAATCCGTGCGCTAGGACCGAATCGGCGAACGCATTGATCCATGCGTTCCACGCGATCGAGCCTTCTCCAGCGTCACACGCGGACTCGAGCGCCCGCAGTCGGGTATCCTGCGCATGCTTGACGTTGCGGCAGCCGTAGCGTCCCTTGACCCCGTAGCACGCGGCGCACGGACTTGCGGAATTCTCGGCGAGCTTGCTACCCGTCGGGCAGGTGACGCGCGCAGGCAATCCCCATGCGCCAGCGAACCGCACGCCGTTGATCGCGAATTTGTCCGGCTCGCTCAACAGTCCGCCGCAAGCCTCGCGCATAGCTCTGTCCGTTCCCGCGATTGTGAGATTTCTGAGCATTGCGTTCCCTTCCGGTAGTGTGGCGGTTCCTTAACCGCCAAAAGGCCTGCCGGCCTTTTGGCGTGATATGTGGCGCGCGTCAATCGGCGAGCATGGAGGACACGCGCGTCTCGCATGCTTCCCACTCATTCGCGCCGTGCTTTTCCGCAATGCGCGCTGCGAGGATTGCGCCGCGCCGTGTCTTGTACTGCCGCCGTGCTATCACGTTTCGCGCCTCGTCCCACGTCGTGAGCGTCCACGACGTTTGCGCGAGGATTGCCGCGCGAGCCGCCGCGCGACCTTCGGCAGCTTTCACGGCGCGCAGGCTCGCATTTCGTTCGTATTCTGACTCGGCATCGGCGAAGCATTTACGCTGCCGCGCGCGGAATTCCGACAGTCCGTCGCGAGGTTCGTCTATATCCGCCATGCTCGCCGCGATTGCGGCCGTGCGGCACGGCGTCGCGACCGCGCCGTTTAGCGCGTCGCTGTATGTGTCAGTCTTGACCACGTCAACCCTGCCGCAAGTAAACGTGCGCCGTCCGCGCAGGTTCGTTACGAGCCGCGCGCCACACTCTGGACACATAGTCTGTGGATCAAAGTCGGACACTGCTACTTCCCTTCCGTCGATTGGCGATTCCCTTGCGGGTGACTCTAGTACAGTGTTCGGCACATTGCAAGACATCCTTTAGACGCGCGCCCGCGCACGCGCGTTACTCTTAAGTACTTATAGGGATTCATCGTACCCTTAGTGCGTGTGTTGCCTTGTGTTGCGTGTGAGAGAGACCTAGTGCCGCGCCGCCAAACCGACTCGAAAAGGAACGACGACAGAACGGCGATCCGCGAGGGCGCGCCGTTCCCTTGTACAAGGTACAAGGCGACGCGTGCATCAACCCTGTATGGATGGATGCATACACGCGCGCCGTCGTCGATCGACGTCCGCGAGCGCTCGTCCTAGCCTCGAGCTTGGCATAATGGCCGTTATCACACGCTGTCCGTCGTCGTCGATCGGCGCCTCGTGGCCCATGCCCGGCCTCCAAACGCAGTAGGCCGCCGGCCCCGCCGGGACTCGCTCCGGTCCCAAGATATCCCAAGCCCACTCCAGCCCCATGCCCCGCCTTCTCGCGGATCGCACCCTTGAGGCCGCAGGAGTCCCGCCCTAACTTCCCGCAGGCTGCTCCCTGAGTCTTCCGTAGGCTCTCGGCATGGATGAACTCGCCCGAGACATGATCGAGGTCGCCGTCGCCACCAAGGCCGCGCAGAACGGCGTGACGCTCAACCCTGCCCGTCTGGAGCGGATCACGCAGCACGTCCTCGACGCACTCGACGGCCGCCGGCGCACCATCGCTCGTGAGTACCCGTATGGACCGGAGGACGCGGCATGAGCGAGCGCCTCGACCTGACGCCCTGGATGAAAGAGTTCCACATCACGGCCGATCTCCGTCCTGGCCCTGAGTCCCACGGCTGGGAGACGTGGCATGACAGCGGTGGTCGCACGTTAGAACTGAAGTTGAGCGGGGAGAACCTCCCTCGCATCGACTGCTTGGCGTCTTCGCGCGCCTTCGAGTTGGTCGCCGGGAACACGCACTACGCCTTCGACGCCTACATCACCAGCGTGAACACCGGCATCGGCAAGGACGGACTGCCTGAGACGATTCTCGAACTCCGCCTTGTCGGCAGCATGAACGTGGTGGAGAGGCCCGAGAAGAACTTCGTGGCATACGCCTACGCCAGCGCCGGCCGCCGCTTCGGCAAGACCCAGCAGATGCGCGACCACCTCGGCCGCTTCCAGAAGAAGCCGACCACCGGCGGCTATCTCGAACAGGCCATGCAGCGCGCCGACGACTACGGAGCCTCCCTCGACAAGATCAAGAAGCTCACCGGCCCCGGCGTCGCCTACACCGTTGCGGACGAGATGGCGCGTTGGGAGAAGGCGTATCCGCTGAACGACGACGGCTCCCTGGCCGCCAGCACGGTCGGCCACGTCAGCTGCAAGACCACGCCCATCACCTACGAGGCGATCAAGGCCGCCTACGACAAGCTCAACGAGAGAGAGGACGCCCGCATGGCGACGTATAGCACCCTCGACTTCCCCTTCGACAAGGCCTTCAAGGCCATCCTCAAGGAGACATCCGTGAACGAGTCCTGCCCGATCTGCGGTGCACCGCGCGTCGCCCACGAGACGTACCAGCGCCTCACCAAGAAGGGCGTCAGCAAGACCTACGAGCAGCACATCTACGAGTGCGGCACCGTGAAGTTCAGCGGCGACGTGCCGAAGAACCACTACGGATCGCGCGTCGAGATCGCCTGCGCCAGCATTGACTGACGTGAGCGGTCGACGCGCCAAGCAGCTGCGATATGCGGCTCGCAAGATGGTCACGGGCTTCTCGGGTCGCGGAAAGGTCAGAACGCCGCGTATGGCCCCCTGTGTGGCCCTGCTGGGCTGGTCTGACGATGCTCGGAGAGTGCGGCTCAACCATGACCGCGAGTACGAGCGCAGGGTCCGTCAGTTGGCCGCCGGGATGATCGCATGAAGCGCATCTACGACATCACCCTTGAGGTCGAGATGTCCGAGAAGCAGTTTGACCGCCTCTGGACCGCCGGGGACCGCGCCGAGCAAGACGGGAAGATCCAGCCGACGTGGGTGGCGGCCAAGGCATACCTGCGCTACCTGAGGCGTCACCACGGCGTCAGGGCCAAGCTCCTGCGCTGGACCCTCTGCCGCAACGCTGATGACTTGAAGCGGAGGGGACCGTGATCGTCTTCCCTGTCGACCGCGTCGCGCCCATCCTGGCCGGCGAGCAGACCTGCTTCAAGCTCGGCCACCACGAGCGCGTCACGGTCGGCCAGACCTACCCCGCCGGCACGTCGATCTTCGACCCCGGCTCCATCTTCACCACCATCACCATCACGGCGGTCCACGCCTACGACGGCAGCCGGTATGCGGACTTCGAGATTGCGAGCCTGTGTTGACGCGCCTCTTCCTCGCCTTCGTCGTCGGCTATCTGGCGCACATGATCCTAATGTACCGCTGGCTGCGTCGCCTCGGGTTCGATTCCCTGACGCAACTCGAGGACGACCTGTCCGACCTGTCCGACATCTGCGGCTCGCTGCTTGCCGAGCGGTCGCAGGAGTCGGAGAAGCCTGCCTATCGCATCCGCCATCGGGACATGAACTGAGTGCCGGATGCCACCGATAACACCTGCCAGGGCTGTGGCTGCGGGCTAGCCCACGACCATACGGGCGCACACTGGTGTAGTCCATGTGCGCGCTCGCGGAGAGACTACAATCCGCGCCACGACCCCGGCTTCGTAGACCAGCTGGCCGCGTTCTTCACCGAGCATCCCGGCCAGCTGGTCTTCCCTATGGATGCGCTCTGCGTCCACCCGCTCTACCGCTACGCCGTGAAGGATGGCGTCCGCGCGCTCCGCAAACAGCGCGGGATGTGCATCACCGGACGCGAGCGGCGCGGCGGCTATACGTATCATCCTGAAGGATGCCCCAGCACTTGAGGCGGTAGCCGTCAGCCTGTGGGAGACGTTGTGAATCGAAATCCCACAAAGAAGGTTCCCTGATGCCTCGCAAGCCCACTGAAGCGGACCCGGCCGTGTTCGAGGTCGCCGGCGCTGCCTTCATGCCTCAGATCGAACTCGCCGCCTTCCTCGGCGTATCCCAGGCCACCGTCTCGCGGATGATGGCGAAGCCTGAGTACCGGATCGCCTACGACCGGGGCATGGCCGCCAAGAAGCTCGCCCTGCGACAGAAGCAGATCGAGCGGGCGCTGGACGGTTCCGACACCGCCCTCATCTGGGTCGGCAAGAACATCCTCGGGCAGGCCGACAAGGCCGAGACGAAGATCGACCAGACGACCAAGACGGTGACCAAGTACGAGGCCGTGTGGGGCAAGGAAGAGGAAGCCTGTTGAGTCCTCGCGGCGGCGCTCGCACACCGGACATCGACGTTCGCCGGGTCCGTCTCCAGCTGTACCAGCCGCACTCGGGCCAGCAGCAACTCCATGCGTCCACGGCCCGCTTCCGCTGTGCTTGCTGCGGCCGGCGCTGGGGCAAGACGATGGCCGCCGTCAACGAGATCGCGAAGTATGGCTGGGAGCATGGGGAGATGGACCCGCCGTCCTGGTGGGTGGCTCCGACCTATCGGCAGGCGCTGAAGGCGTTCACCACGGTGATCACGCAGCTGAAGACCGCCGTGAAGAAGTCGAACGCCAGCCAGGGCGGCATGAAGGTGATCTGGAAGAGCGGAGCGGTCACCAACTTCGTCAGCGCCGAGCGGTACGACAACCTGCGAGGAGAGGGCGTCGGCTTCATGGTCGTGGACGAGGCCGCCTTCATCGAGGCAGAGGCGTGGACGAAGGTGCTGCGGCCGATGCTCTCGGACACGATGGGCCGGGCGTTGTTGATCGGCACGCCCAAGGGCAAGAACTGGTTCTACCAGATGTGGACGCGCGGCGACGACCCCGAGCAGAAGGAGTACGAGAACTTCAGCTTCCCTACGGGAAGCTCTCCCTACATCGCGGACTCCGAGGTCGAGGAAGCGCGCAACACGCTGCCGGCCGACGTGTTCGCCCAGGAGTACCTCGCGGACTTTCTCGATGAGGCCGCCGGCGTCTTCCGAGGAGTGCAGAAGTGCGTCAACCCCGATCTGCACGCCGACGAGAAGGAGCCGACCGTCTACGAGCATCCGCAGTCTGGCCACAAGTACGTCATCGGCTTCGACGCCGCCAAGCACGTCGACTACTCAGTGGTCTTCGTCATCGACACCGACTGCGCCTACGAGAACCGGATACGCAACCGCGTGGTCTTTATGCAGCGCACCACCGGCATGGACTGGCCGTCTCAGGTCGAGATGGTCAAGGCCATCGTGCAGCGGTATCGCGGCTACGTGCTGCTCGACTCCACCGGCCTCGGCGACGTGATGTACGACCACCTTCTGATGGCCGGCATCCCGGCCTACCCCTATCACTTCACCAACGTGTCGAAGCAGCAACTCATCCAGAACCTCGCCGTCGACATCCAGAACGGCGACATCGAGTACCCCGACATCCCGGTGATGATCCACGAGCTTGAGGCCTACCAGTACAACATCGGCCCCACTGGTACCGTGCGCTACGGGGCACCAGACGGGATGCACGACGACTGCGTGATCGGGCTGGCGCTGGCGGAATGGGCGGCGCGGCACCCGGTCTGGAACCAGAACGCTGAACTATACATGGACGAGGACGAGAGCCAGTACGAGATATCACCGATCTGAAGGATGCCCCAGCGGCGTCAAGCCCATCAAGGAAGGTTGCTACCGTGGGGATCATCTCAGCCATACGCGGCACCGCCGCCAAGCCCGTCGACGACATCGACGCCTACGAAGCTGCCAAGGCGCAGATACACGACCTCGCCTCGGCGGCGATGCAGGCGGCCACCCGAGGCGACAGCATGGAAGAGGCGATTGCCGAGCTAGAACTCGCCATCGAGGATCGTGGCTGGAAGCAACTGCAGGGTCTCCCGTCCGACTTCCAGTTCAGCCGTGGCTCCCTCGACAACATCATCCGCATGAGCAGGCTCTATTACCTCAAGAACCCGCTCATCAAGCGCGCCGTCGACCTCCAGACGTACTACGTCTGGGGGCAGGGCGTGACAATACGCGGAGAGTCGGCGCTGGATGAGGTCGTGCAAAACTTCGTCCTCGACCAGTCCAATCAGAGCACCATCACTGGCCACCAGGCGATGATGAGGAACGAGCGCACCCTGGCCATTGACGGCAACCTCTTCCTCGACTTCTTCACCGATCCGGCGACCGGACGCGTCCAAACGCGCACCATCTGCGTGGATGAGGTTCGCTCTATCGTCCGCAACCCCGACGACTTCAACGACGTGTGGTTCTACGAGCGTCGCTGGAACCGCAACGACCTTGACCCTCAGAGCGGCGTCAGAAGCATCACGCCTATGGTCGCTTACTACCCCGACTGGCGCTATGCCCGGCGTATCAAGATCGAGGACGCCAAGAACTTCGCTGACGGCTCGGCCGCCGAGGACATGAGGATGCAGACCTTCGCCGGCCAGCGCATCGCCTGGGAGTCTCCGGTGATGCACATCAAGACGGGCAGCACCGCCGAGATGGACTTTGGCGTCCCCGAAGTCTACGCCGCCCTCGACTGGGCGCGTGCCTACCGTGAGGCGCTCGAGGACTACAAGAAGATCGTCAAGAGTCTCTCTAAGTGGGCGTGGAACCTGAAGACCGGCGGCAACCGAGCGATGGTCGACGCGGCAGTTACCAAGCTCAACACCACGCTCGGAAGCGTGTCCAACGGCTACTACGACGAGACCAACCCGGCCCCGGTCGGAGGGTCCGTCTTCGTGAGTGGCGGCGCTACCGACCTGAGTGCCATCGACGTGTCCAATGCCGTGGTCGACCCCGAGGGCTTCCGCCGCTTGATGATGATGGCCTGCTCCGCGCTCGGCATCCCCGAGAGCTTCATGGGCGACGCGGCCGTTGGTGCGGCGGCTACCGCCAAGACGCTGGACCGGCCGACTGAACTCAAGTATCGCGACCGCCAGACGCTGTGGCGCGACGTGTTCGCGGATGTGCTGCTGATCGCAGTAGAGGCAGCCGCCAAGGCTGCCGGCAATGACCTCGTCCATTCCGACGGCGTCCACCCCGGCAGCGACCGCCTGAAGCTCGTGGGCGAGGGTGGCGAGGTTCTCGACGGCTTCGTCTCCATCGACTTCCCGTCGATCCTGCAGCGCGACGTGCAGGAGCAAGTACAGGCGCTCGTGACTGGAGCCACTCTTAACGGCCAGCCGCTGCAGTTGATGAACGACGGCCCCACCCTAACCCGCGTGTTCGCCACGGCGCTCGGCCTCGATGACGTGGACGACATCGTGCAGTTGTTCTACCCGGCCGATGGCACCAAGCCGCAGGCCAAGCCGCTTCCGCCCCTGCAGAAGATGCAGTTGGGGCCAGATGTTATGCACTCGGGCGGCAGTCAGGAAGACGGCAACTCTACTCCAGCGCCCAATGAGCGGGCGAAGACCGGCAACGCGCCGTCGCCTGCTACTCCCCCGGCCGGCGACGGCGCAGCTGGGCACTCCGAGGCCGCCCTGGCGCGCGCCTTGACAGAACTCACGACCGTTCTCGTCACCAAGGAGACGACATGACCGCGATCAGCACCTCCAACCTCCTGTGGTACCTCTCAGGCGGCGCAGGCAACTCGAACCCCGTGGCCTCACTCGGCGGCGTCATCTCGTCCACGCAGTGGTCTACCGCCACGGCGCTGGACGACCTCTTCCCTGACGTGACCGGCGCGCAGGCGGCATCGGGCATCACCCAGTACCTCTGCCTGTACTTCAAGAACACCGATCCCAACGTCAACGGCCTCATCGCCGCCGGCGTCTACTTCCTCACCCAGGTGATGCCGACCGACGCCAACGACAAGATCGCCGTCGCTCTCGGAACGAGCGCCAAGAACGCCACCGAGCAGACCATCGGCACGATCACCACGGCTCCCTCAGGCGTCTCGTGGATAGACGCCTCGACCGCCGTCAGCATGGCGACCGGCGCGCAGCTGCCGACGCCGATGGTGCAGAACGACACGCAGGCCGTCTGGTTCCGTCGCACCATCGGTGCCGGCGCTGCCGCCTCGGGTGCTGTCTACACCGCCAGCGCCGTCTCGACCACCGGCTCGCCGGCGACCGTCACCTGCGGCGCGAACATCCCCACCGGCACGACCGTGACTCTCGCGGGCTTCACGACCACGCCGACCAGCGTCAACGGCACCTGGACCGCGACCAACGTCAGCGGCACCCAGTTCAGCATCGTGGCGAACGTCACGACCGACACGACAAACGGCACCGTCACCGTCCCGAGCGGCTGCTTCATCGCGGTCGGCGGCGACACGACGGGCTGATCATGGCGACCGGCAACAACTACCTCAGAAGCGCCGACAGCACGAAGGCATACCGCGTCGCGTGGTCGAGCGGCAGCGGCAAGACGATCATCACGGGATGCTTCTGCACCGGCAACGGCGTGACGCTCCCCGGCGGCGACGTGGTCGCTGCGGTCGACGTTCCGGTGAAGACCGAGGACGTGCTGGTCGACTCCGCCACCAGCGCCGTCGTCGCCTCGACGGTGGCTGAGTACCGGGCCGTGGCGACGACCGTCGAGACTGCGCTGGCGACGGCCATCGTCGCCGGCTATGCGACCAGCTGGAGCTAACCGATGGCAGACGGATCACTCAGGACGCCCGGCAGTGGCGAGACTATCGCGACCGATGAGGTCGTAGACGGCACCCTCGGCACCGTCAAGGTGCAGTACGTCAAGCTCATGGACGGCACCCTCGACGGGACCACCAAGTCGCTGATCGACACCAACGGCCTCAAGGTCGCCGTCAGCAACTCCAGCATCGCTGGGACCGCAGGCAGCGCCAACGCAGGCGTTCTCTCGGTGCAGGGCATCGCCTCGATGACGCCGGTCCTCATGCAGGGCCAGCAGTCGGCGCTGCAGACCGGCAACATCACCTCGGCGTCCTCGACCATCGGTCCCTACGTGGCTTCCAACTACAACATCGCCACGGTCACCGTCCACGGCACCTACGCGGGCGTGAACTTCGGCTTCTGGGGATCGGACGATGGCGGCACGACGTGGTATCCGCTGCAGGGAGTGAGGACTGACTCGTTCTACGCTGAGTCCACCAGCGGCGTCCTCACCGCCAACACCAGCCGCGCCTGGGACATCCCCGTGGGCGCGTTCACGCACTTCAAGGTCGTCTCGACGGCGTGGACGAGCGGCACGGCGGTGATCGGCGTAGGGATGCAGTCGATGCCCTACGAGCCGTCGCCAACCGTTGGCCTCGCCTCCATCGCCGGCACCACTCCAGACGTGAACACCGGCGCGGCCTCGGCAGGAACGCTCAGGACCGTGCTGGCGACCCGTCACGAGGCCGCCGCGACGCCCGTCGCCGTGCGGCCCACCGTGGACGGCACGAACTTCGCGCCGGCCGGGACGGGCGCTGACGGCGCGACGGTCCCGAGGATCACGCTGTCGACGCGCCACGAGACGGTGAGCACTCCGCTCTACGTCAGGCACACCGTGGACGGCTCTTCGGCTGCGGCTGGCGGTACTGGAGCTGACGGCGCGACCGTGCCGCGCGTGACGCTCTCAACGCGGCATGAGGCCGCCTCGACTCCAGTCGCCATCCGCATCAGCGCAGACGGCACGAACTTCAACGCCGCCGGCTATCCGCTCACCATTCAGGCCATCCCCGGCACCGCCGCCGCCAACGCCTGCAGTATCTTCCAGCCCGCCTCGGGCAACATCGTCGCGGGCGTCGTCAAGGCCAGCGCGGGCAGCGTCTACGGGTTCAGCATCATGAACAACGTCGCGGCCGTGACGTGGATCCAGTTCTTCAACTCCACCTCGACGCCGACCCTCGGCACCTCCGTCGTCTGGGCCGTTCCGGTCCCCGGTGGCGCTGGCACCGGACTGCTCATCCTTATGCCGGGCGACTTCGCCATCGCCAACTTCACCACGGGCATCGCCTGGGGGGCGGCGACAGCAATCGGCGGCTCCTCCGCGCCCGCTACCGCGCCGCAGGGCGTTTGCTTCTACAAGTAGGCCAGCGTGGCGACCTTTGGCGACACCAGCATTGAGGCAGCGTTCGACAGCGGGGACGCCGATGCGAAAGTGGCTTCGAAGTACACCCTCGCAGTCTCGGCGACGGTGACGAAGCTCACTGCCTACCTGAACAACCAGTACAGCGGCCACGTCGCCTGCTACGGCAAGGCCATCATCTACGACGGCGCGGGATCGTACCCGGTCAATCTGAAGGCGGCTGGAGCGACGACGGCCATCGCGGACAACAAGGCGAATGGTTGGGTGGACTTCGTCTTCGGGACTGGAGTCGCGTTGAACCCTGGGTCGTGGTGGCTCGGCCTGCACCTGGACGCCAACGCGGTAGGCGTGCAGCCCAACTGGAGCGCCTCTGGCGGTGCGAGTTCCTTCGCGAACGACACGTACTCTGACGGTACAGCGGCGACGTGGGGCAGCACCAACACCGGCGTCCACAACACCGCCATCTACGCCACCTATACGGTTCCTGCCGATCTCACACCGCTGATCGCCTTCGGACGCTGCTAGATGACGCTGCTGCTGCTGCTCGACCAGACGGCCGGCGGCTACACCGTCATCACCATGACCATGCCGACGACGTGGCGCGTGCGCGTCTCGCTGGCCGTCACGATGCCGCTGACCTGGAAGTCGCGGATTGTGCTGCTCCTGCCAATGCCGGCCACATGGAAGTCACGCGCGACCCTCACGCTGACGACGCCCATGACGTGGCGCGCTCGCGCGGCGCTGCTAGTGACCAAGCCGGCGTCCTGGTTCTCCCGCACGGCGCTCGTGACAACGAAGCCGGCGACGTGGTTCACGCGGGCGGCGCTCGCGGTCGTGTCGCGGCCGGTGTCGTGGTTCACCCGCGCCGCCCTGGCTGCCACGCGGCCAGTGACGTGGACCGTCTACAACCTCGCCGTCATCACTATCTACAGCCCGGTGTCGTGGATCGTTCGCAACGCCCGGCTGGTCGCTGCTCCCACGACGTGGAAGGCGCGCGCGGCGCTCACCCTCTCCAAGCCTGCGTCATGGACGGTGCGCGCCGCCCGCCTCGTCATCAGCCCGGCGACGTGGCGATCCCGCGCGGCGCTTCTCGTCGCGAGCGCCAACACATGGAAGGTCCGCAACGTCGTCACCGCGAACAAGCCGGCGACGTGGCTCACCCGCAACTTGCTCAGTACGGTGAGCAAACCGATGACGTGGTTCACGCGGACGGCGCTCGCGGTCGTCGCCCGGCCGACGACGTGGGTCGTGGCCGTGAGCCTCACCGTGTTGAACACCTACAACGCCGTGACGTGGAAGGTCCGCAACGTCGCCACAGCGGCCTCTCCTGCGTCTTGGAAGGTGCGGGCGGCTCTCACCGCCAGCAGGCCGGTTTCGTGGTTCACGCGGGCTGCATTGGCCGTGGTCGCCAAGCCGTCGACATGGCGCACGCGCGCAGCCCTGCTGGTCGGCTCTCCGACGACGTGGAAGACGCGCATCATTGCCACCGCGTCGCGGCCGTCGTCGTGGCTCGTGCGCTCGGTGCTGACGGCGCGCTACCCGGCTACGTGGCGCACCAGGGCGGCGCTGGCCGTGGTCAGCGCCGCGACGACGTGGCGTGTGCGCTCACAGATCGTCCTCGCCAAGGCCGCCAGCTGGAAGACCCGCGTCATCACGACGCTGCTGTCCCCGGTCACATGGCTCCTCACGTCACTACGCGGCCCGCGCATCGTCGTCACCGCCGGGCCGATCTACACGCGGTGGTCCGGCGGCGAGATCAAGACGCGCTGGGTCGCTGGTGATCTTCACGGCCACTGGTCTGCCGGCGAGCTTCATGCCCGCTGGTCTGCGGGCGACCTGACAACGCACTGGGCCGCTGGCCCTCTCAACACTGGAGGAACGCCATGAGCGTCCTAGAGATGGTGTACGGAGACGTGAAGTACATCTACAGCGACTGCACGGTCACTAAGGCCGGCGTCGCCTACGATCCCACCACCGACGTGGTGAAGTGGGCATTCCTGCCGGTCGGCTCTCCGCTCTCTGGAGCGACATGGACGACGGGCAGCTGGGAGACGGTCGGCAGCGTCCACAGCGCACGCATCCTGGTCGCTGCGGTGGTCGGCGTCGGCGCGGACATCGTGCTGCCCATCGGCAACTACACCGCCTACTACCAAGTGACCGACTCGCCCGAGGCTCCCCGCATCCCGTGTGGCACTGTCTCAGTGCAGCCTGCGTGATTGTGCCCCAGCGACCTCACCCGTATCACCCAAGCTCTGTCCACGACGACTTCCGACAAGGAGCCTCTTCATGGGTACGTCCATCTACGACGCCACTCCCGTCATCGACGCCAACCTCATCCCGCTGGGCTACCAGCAGATGACCTCAATCACCGTGTCTACGGCGCTGCCGTCGATCCCGGTCGGCGCGAAGCGCGCCCTCATCCAGGCCGAGGCGCAGAACGTGCGCTGGCGCGACGACGGCACGGCCCCCACCGGCACGGTCGGCCAGATCGCCTACTCAGGCCAGAACCCGTTCCTCTACGAGGGCAGCCTGTCGGCGTTCCGCGCCATCCAGGCGACCGCCGGCGCGATCCTCAACGTCACGTACTACGAGTGACCGTTGCGCTCCAAGAAGCCCTCTCGCGCACGCTGCGTGGTGCGTACCACTATCAGCGCGATGCCGCTCTACGTGGGCCGAGGAACGCCATCCAGGCGGATGCCGCTCGAATGTTCTCCCAGCAGTGCTGGGACGTGCTGCACGCGCTCTACTCACTCGACCTCAGTGAGGCAGATCGTCACGCGGACGCCAAGACAGCGGCCATTCTCGCCGCTATCGCCGCCGCTCTGTCGTCGCGGCTGGACAACGATGTCGCTCTCCTCACTCCGGGGATCGAGCAGTCGCTGGCCGCTGGCATTGCCCGGTCGGCAGTGATGAAGGCGGGCCTCGGGACATCGGTGTCCAGCGACGCCGCGCAGGCGTGGCTCGCGGCGCACGGCGCGGAGCTTGTCACCGGCGTCGACCAGTGGACGAAGCAGCAACTGCGTACCGTCGTCAGCAATGGTCTTGCGGCCGGCGACAGCATCACGGACATCGCCCAGGCCATCGTGGCGCGCTTCAACGGCTTCACGCTCCAGCGCGCCACCACCATTGCCATGACCGAGTCCTCGACGGCGTGGTCGTGGGGAACGCTGGAGTTCGGCCGTCAACTGGCCGCCGCCGGCGCGAGCGTCAGCAAGCTCTGGATACTCAGCCTCGACCACGACGTGGTGGACGAGTGTGATGACAACGCGGATGTGGGAGCGATCCCGCTAGAGAGCTTCTTCCCCACCGGCCATCTCGCACCGCCTGAGCATCCCAGCTGCAAGTGCGGGTTCGAGGTCTTCGAGACAGGTACATCGGCCGCCGCCGCCATCACGGCTGCCTGAACAGGAGTAGCACATGGAAGAGTCCACCATGACCGCCGCCGACGTGAAGGCCGCCTGCGCGGACTGCACTGACGAGTCCGGTCGTCCCGCCATCATCGCCGCCGCCAACGCCGCCGGCCAACACGCCGCCCTTCCCAGCAGCTGGTGCCGTGACGGAGACTGCCCCGATCACACCGCCGGCGAGGCCATCAAGCCCTTCCTCGACAGCGACATCGTGCCGCTGACCGAAGCCGCCATGACCGACGACGGCCTGATCTCCCTCAAGGTCATCGCTCCCGGCTGGGGTTCGAGCGGGTTCTACCCGCCTGAGGTTCTGAAGAAGGACGGACCCAAGGCGTGGAAGGCCGGCACGCAGATGTACCTCGATCACCCCACTGAGAGCGAGAGCCGTGAGCGCCCCGAGCGGTCGATCCGCGACCTCGCCGCCGTGATCGCCACGACGCCAGAGTACCGCGAGAAGGGCAGCGACGGCCCCGGCCTCTACGCCCGCGCTCAGGTGCTACCTCAGTACCGCGAGACGATCAAGGCGCTGGCTCCGCATATCGGTGTCAGCATCCGCGCGCACGGCTCCTTCTCCCCCGGAGAGGCAGAGGGTCGCAAGGGCCGCATCATCAACCACATCGCCACCGGAGAGAGCGTCGACTTCGTCACGAAGGCCGGTGCAGGCGGTAAGGTTCTCGCCCTCATGGAGAGCCTGAGGGCGGCATCAGATGAAGGATGCCCCAGCGAGCTTGACGAGTCCGTTCACACTCCATCCAGCACAGCAGCCGCAGAGGCGGCCCCATCTACGGAGGTAGACAACATGGAGCTTACGGAAGCTCAAGACCGCATCGTCGCCCTTGAGGCCGTCGTGGTCGAGAAGGACGCGGAGATCGCAGAGGCCGTGGCCCGTGCCGAAGCCGCCGAGGCTGAGATCGCCCTGACCAAGACCGCCATCGCCGTGAGCGAGGCCGAGTCCGAGGCTCGCAAGTTCCTCGCGGAGATCGACCTCCCCGACGCCAGCAAGGTCCGTCTCGTGGCCGAGGCCGCCAAGCACGCGGTCGTGGACGACGAGATGAAGCTCGACGTGGAGAAGCTCCACGAGGCGCTCACCGCCGCCGCCAAGACCGAGGCCGAGTACGTCGAGGCCGTGCGCGGCATGGGCAAGATTCAGGGCCACGGTCGCCCGTCCAAGTCCATCGACTCCGAGGACGAGATCAAGGAGAGCGCCGCCAAGCACTTCGGCGGGTTCTTCGGGATGCCCAAGGATGTCGCCAAGCTCGCGGTCGAAGGCCGCTGACCCAGTCCCTTCTGCTACGGAGGTAGCGACCAATGCCTGCAAACGAACTGTACGACAAGGGTGAAGTTCTCCAGCTGAACGTCGGCAACAGCGTCACCGCCGGCAACCCGGTCCTGTTCGGCGCGGCCCTCACCGGCGTCGCCCTGACCAGCACCCCGGCCTCGGGCAACCAGATCGCGTCCGTCGCCACGAACGGCGTGTTCAACCTGTCCGTCCACGGATATTCGACGGTCAACGCCGCGATCACCGCAGGGGACATCCTCTACTACGACGCGGCCGACACGCCCAAGATCAACGTCCACACCACCGGCGTCCGCTTCGGCATCGCTCTTGCCGGCGTGACCTCTGGTTCCACCACGACCATCCCCGTGAAGCTCGGCTACGGCGGCTGACCCAGCAAACAGCGGAGCGGCGCTCCCCCGCAAAAGAGTGCGCCGCCCCATGTGACAGACCACGGAGGTAGTCACAGATGGAAGTTACCAACATGCAGATGCTGGAGCAAGAGGCCAGCGTCGCCGCCGACAAGGTGCATGAACTGCTCGCGAGTGAGTCGAGCCAGGGCTATGCCCGTCCGCGCAGCAACCACACCGCCGAGGCGCTTGACGCCTTCGTGGAGATTCTCGACAAGGCCAGCAGCGGAAACCACCTCGCGCAGTACCAGCTTCGTGAGGCTGTGGGCCTGCCCGACTTCCCCAACCTCTTCGGGGACACCATCGACCGCGCGGTCCTCGCCTACTACAAGGCGTGGATTCCTGCATGGCAGAGCTTCTGCAACGTCGGCCGTCCGATCAAGGACTTCCGCGCCGCGAAGCGCTTCGACATCCAGGGGATGCAGGGCGTCCTCTCCACGATCCAGGAGTACGGCGAGTACGGCGAGCGCGCTCCCGTCGATGCCACTCCCCTGACCGTGCAGGTCGCCAAGTACGGCGGTCGCTTCGGCATCAGCTTCGAGGCGCTCATCAACGACGACCTGAGCGCTCTGCAGGACTTGCCGCAGCGCCTCGCTGTCGCCGCACGTCGCACCGAGGCCGTGCAGGTCGCCGCCATGTACGTCGGCTCGACCGGCCCCAACACGACCTACTACAAGACCGCGAACAAGAACCTCGCGCTGACCTCAGACTTCCCGTTCCTCTCGAGCAACAACCCCGTCCTCTCCATCCAGAGCCTCGGCGCTGCGATGCAGGCGATGGCGCTGCAGCTTGACCCCGATGGTCACCCGATCATCGTTGACGCCTTCTCGCTGGTCGTTCCCCCGGCCCTCGAGGTCGCGGCCAACAACATCGTCAACGCGCTGCAGTTCGTCGCCAACGGCGTGGACGGTGGCCTCTCCACGGAGCAGGTGTGGGCCAAGAACTGGCTGACCAACCGCATCCAGATCGTGGTCGACCCGTACATCACGTACACCGCGACATCCAACAAGCACACGTCCTGGTTCCTGTTCAGCAAGCCGATTGGCGGCAACCGTCCGGCCATCGAACTGGACTACCTGCAGGGCCACGAGGGTCCGCAGCTGTTCCAGAAGATGCCGAACGCTCAGGCGCTCGGCGGCGGTGCGGTCCCCGAGAGCTTCGAGGCCGACAAACTGGAGTACAAGGTCCGCCACATCTTCGGCACGCTCGTGGTCGATCCCAAGCTCACGTTCGCCAGCAATGGCTCGGGTTCCTGACCTGAGTGATTCTGACTACAGCGGGCCTCACCCGATGAGTAATGAGGACGAGTACCTCGCCCTCATCCTCATCGAGCTACGCGAGACGCGCCGGCTGCAGGAGCAGTTGATCCTGCTCCTGCAGCCGGGCGTCAAGCCCGCTAGCCCGGCACCCTCCAAGAAGCCAGTGAGGAAGAAGGCATGACCTTCGCTCCCTACGATCCCAGTACGCCGCTCGGACGTGTCCGCCTGCTCCTCTCGGACACCGATCCCGGCCGCCCCATCCTTCAGGACGAGGAGATCAACGCGTTCCTCGACATGGGCAATGGGGCCGTCATGCTGGCGTCCGCTTTCGCGCTCGACTCCATCGCCACCAACGAAGTTCTCTGCAGCAAGGTCGTCACGATCCTCGGACTGCAGACTGATGGAGCCGCCGTCGCCAAAGCTCTGTCCGCGCGCGCCATGCAGCTGCGCGACGACTACGCCAAGTACGAGAACGACGATCCTCTCTTCGGCACCGCAGAGTTCGCTGACGGCGTCTTCCAGGCGTCCGAGGAAGTCTCGAAGCAGTACATCCGCAACGGCGGCTACTGATGCAGGCCACACCGATAGGCGGCTCCAGCATGAACACGATCCTCGCGGATCGCTTCCCCCACCTCGTGACCATCATGGCTCCCACGGCGGCCCCCAATGACTGCAATGAACCCGTCCTCACATGGTCCGCGCTCTCCGGCCACAGCAACATCCCGGCGATGGTGGCTCCTGGCGATGTCTACGCGAAGCTGAAGCGTCAGGAGATTCCCGGTGCCCACGGATCTACCGAGATGACGTACCGGCGCGTGATGCTGAACGGCTATTACCCGCTCATCCGCTCCGCTCACCGGGTCCAGATCGACGGCGCGCTGTGGGACATCGTCGCAATCGACATCGACCCCACCGCAACGTTCACGGAACTGTCGGCCCAACTCATCAATCCTCGGAGCAACTGATGGCCGCCTTCGTCGAGGTCATCGGGGCCACGGAGTTGGCCGCGAAGTTCGATGCCTGCTGCGTCGAGTGCGAGGCGAAGAAGGGCGGCTGGCTGATGGAGGCCGGCGGCATTCTGCAGACGGCCATCGAGGCGAGGATAACGGCGGACGGTCTCGTGAAGACCGGCGCACTCCTTGGCAGCGGACGGACATTCGAGGCGGGAGCGGGTGCCGTCTGCGTCGGCTTCGGTGCCGGCCTCGACTACGCGCCCGCGCTGGAACTCGGAGCGATGCCGCATTCCATCGACGCCAAGAACGTCCCCGACCTCATCTTCTTCTGGAAGAAAGCCGGCCACACGTTCATCGGCCCGCACGTCAACCACCCCGGCAACCGCCCCTACGCCTTCATGCGCAACGGTACCGAGGGGTCACTGGTGCCGCTTTCCTTCATGTTCATGGAGAAACTGCGCGCCATCTTCGGGATTCCGCTATGACCTTCCGCAGTGACCTCACCAGCGCGCTTCTTGCCAACCAGCCGCTGGCCGCCCTCATCTCCAACCGCCTGTGGCCGGACGATGCCCCGCAGGATCCGCAACTGCCCTACGTCGTCTTCTTCGATCTCTCGGCTCGCGACGCCCAGAACTTCAAGGGCACGCGCGTCATCGGCAAGCAGGCGTTCCGCTTCATCATCAATGCGGCCAGCTACAGCAGCGCCGCAGCGGTCGGAGATGCGCTCTGGACGGCCATCGCTGCGACGCCCTACGCCGTGGCGTTCGAGAACGAGCGCAGCGACACCAACGCGCTGACCGGGATACACCGTCGCGACCTCGACGTGAGGGTGTCCTATGTCCGATAGCCAGACCAAGTTGATCGCGTCGCTGATGGCGGCGCGCGCGGCCATCGACAGCCTGCTTCTCGAGGTCACAGAGGAAGTACAGGCTGTCGCCCCGGCCACCTCACTACCGGGGGACGGGACATCAACCGCCGTGCCCTGTAACCACGCGAAACGTCAGTCGGCGATGGGTGGGCACTGGTGGTGCCCGACCTGCGGTGCGACGGGATAGGAGGCTCTGATGAACGAACCTGAGAGCGGCTATGTCGCCGCCACGGGGATGCGCTTCCCCAGTTCGCCCGCAGGGGTGAAGAAGGCCAAGGCGGCGGAAACTCCGGAGGCGCTTGGTGAGGTCGAGTGGACCAACGCCATCGTCGGCGACCCGGTCCCTGACTACATCATCAAGGCCAGCCCGTGGCTGGTCACTGAGGGCCACGTGCGCAAGGTCGGGGGTGCGCTGTGAGCAAGTACACATCCGCCGATGTCGCCTTCCTGCTTGTCGGCCAGTACGACCTGACGAAGATCGCCACGAAGCTCGAGGACGAGGCCGTGCAGGACGTAGACGACACGACCGGCTTCAGCCAGTCGGCTCGGCAGTACCAGCAGAAGGGCATCAAGGACTACAACCTCACCGGTCACACCGGCTGGTACGACGATTCCGCCTCGGCTTCCGACGCTGCGCTCATCGGACTCGCCTCCGGCAGTGGGACGTTCATGATGGCGATCCAGGGCGGTACCAAGGGCAGCATCGCGCTTTGCGCATCGGGGCTGCTGAAGACGGCCTACACGCGCCAGTTCGCGGTGTCCGACTTCGTCAACGCGAACATGACACTGGAACTCAACGGTCCTGTCGATCGCGCTGTCGTCATCGCTCCCTACGCGACGCAGGTCGCCAGCGGTGACACCAGTTCCTCGCCCGGCTACTACGACCTCGGCGCTCCCGTGGTGGCGACCATCACGGCCAACACGATTGCCAACCCGACAGTCGTCACGACCTCGGCCGCGCACGGCTTCCTCAGCGGCATGACGGTGACCTTCACGGGGTCCAACTCGACGCCGTCGCTGAACGGGACGTATTCCATCACGGTCACCGACTCGACGCACTTCACCGTGCCGGTGAACTGCACCGTGGCCGGCACGGCCGGCACGGCGACGATGGCCCCCGGCGCGGCTGGCCTGCGTGGCTACATGTCGGCCCCGGCAATCGTCTGGGGTGACCGCACGAGCCTCGTTCTCACCCTGCAGGACTCGCCCGACCACATCACATTCACCGACAAGATCGCCTTCACGTCCATCAGTGGTCCCGGCACGACGGCGACCAGCGAATACAAGACAGCGGCGAGTTGTAACCGCTATCTCTGCTCCAAGTGGCTCTGGGCCGGCGGCACCACCGGACAGTCTGTCACCTACGCGATGGCCGCACGGGCACTCCCCTGATAGCCCGACCCTGATAGCCGAGACGAGAAAGGACTAGCCCCATGGCTGGCAAGCACAACTCTACCGAGATTACCTTCACCATCGACTCTGCGGACGGCGGGTCGCTGCAGGACATCACCGCCTACCTCACCAAGATCGGCGATGTCGCCGTGAGCAAGGGCAGCGTCAACGCGACCCCGTTCGGGGCCAGCGCCTCGGCGTACCTGCTCGGCGTCATCAAGGACTACCCGTCGTTCACCCTCGAGGGCTACTACGACGACACCGCCTCGACCGGACCCGACGCCATCCTCGACATCGGCAAGGTCACGCACACGCAGACGCGCACGTTCCTTCTCACCATCGCCTCCGGTAAGACGGTCGGCGGCGAACTCTGGATCACCGACTACAAGCGTGGCTTCACCGTTGGCGACTACACCACGTTCGTCGCCACCGTGCAGCCGACCGGCACCATCGCTGAGGCGTAAGGGGGACTACATGGGTTTGATCGACCGCACCACGAGAGTCACATTCAGCGGCGACGGCGACGATTGGGTCGACGTCCGCCCGCTCAGTCTGGGCGAACTGCGTTCCTTCCGGCAGGCATCCGGCCTCGTTGAGCCGGGAGCCGGGGAGGAGCCACTGGAGGCCCAGGGATACGAGTTCTCGCGACTCGTTCTCGAGACCTGCATCGTCGCGTGGAGTGACGACGCTCCCGTGACCCCAGAGAACATCCAGAAGTTGCCGTATGAGTTCACGTTCAAGCTGACGGCCGCTGCTGGTATCCGTGGAGACCAAGACGCCCCTTTGACAGATGGGTCAAGCTCGAGCGATTCCTGAGTGGAGACCCTGACGGGACGGAGCCTGACGACTGGCTCACCAGCGTTGTGTGCGAGGAGTTCCATTGCACACCCGAAGAGGCTGACCTACAAGACGTTGGCCGCTGCCTGAACATCATCGAGATGCGTACCTACAGGAACGCCCGGCAGATTCTTGAGGATGCGACTTCCGATACTAAGTTGCCTGATTCGCCGATGATCCCCAAGGTCATCGAGGCCCAAATAGCCATACGAGTCCAAGGGATGGAGGAGAGAGCAGGAGATGGGAGCTAACTTCTTCGGCGAACTTCTCATCCGCGTCAAGTACGACGACGCGCAACTCACGAGCGGCTTGACCAAGTCGGCAGCCGGGGTCAAGTCGCTCGGGTCGAAGTTCCAGAACCTCGAGCGCGTCGGCCTCGGGATGCAGAACATCGGCCGCACGATGACGCAGTTCGTCACGCTGCCCATCGTTGCGGCCGGTGCTGCGTCGGTCTACATGGCCGTCAAGTTCGACCAGTCGATGCGCAAGGTGCAGACGCTGGCCGGCGCTTCCGAGGCGCAGATGAAGACCTATCGCGCCGCCATCGAGTCCATCGGACCGGCGACGGCGCAAGGCCCGACGCAACTCGCCGATGCGCTCTACTTCATCGTCAGCGCCGGGTACAAGGGCCAGAAGGCCATCGACCTTCTCGGGATTTCAGCCAAGGCGTCTGCCATCGGCATGGGGGACGCCAAGGTGGTGGCGAACGCCCTCACCTCGGTCATCAAGGCGTACTCGGGCAGTGGCCTCACTGCCGCCAAGGCGATGGACATCATGACCGAGACGGTCGTGAAGGGCAAGATGGCGGTCACCGACCTGATCCCGGCGCTCGGCCGCATCCTTCCTATCGCGGACGGGATGCACGCCAGCTTCGTCAGCCTCGGTGCCGTCATGGCCGACATGACCCGGCAGGGCTTGCCGGTCACGCAGGCGGTAACCGGACTGCGACAGATAATGATGGCGATTGCCGCTCCGACCGACAAGGCGAAGAAGAACGCCGATGCTCTCGGCCTGTCGTTCACAGACCTTCAGAAGACGGTAAAGGACAAGGGTCTCGTCGCGGCGTTGATGGAACTCTACAAGGCTACCGGCAACAACGTCTCCAAGATGAAAGACCTGGGAATGACGCAGCGCGCCATTCCGGCCTACATGGCGCTCATCCACAATCACGGCATCCCGCTGATCCAGATGTTCAAGGACATGGGCGGCGCGACCGGCGCGCTCAACACGGCGATGGAACAGACGCGGCAGACGATCTCCTACAAGTTCCACGACGCGCTGGTCTCGCTCGAGTACGCGGGCATCAAGATTGGTGCAGCGTTGCTGCCGACCGTGACGAAACTGGTGACCATCATCGGCGAGATGGGCGCGGCGTTCACGCGGCTCTCCCCCGGCACGCAGAGCTTCCTTCTCTGGGCCGCAGCCATAACGGCGGCAATGGGACCAGTCCTGATGGTGTTCGGCTCGGCGGCGCGCAGCGTCGGCCTGCTGGGCGGTGCGTTCGCGAAGATGGCTGCGGCGCGTGCGGCGGCGTCTGCGGCCAGCGGGGGAGGGTTTGTCGCTGGGGCCGGGGGGACCGCAGAGGCAGCTTCGGCCGGGTCTTTGGGTTCGGTTGCGGGAGCCACTTTTGCAGGAGCCTTTGCTGCGGCTGCGATCGCGGCGATGCCCACTGTCATTTCTGACGTCATCGGCGCGAATAGCGCCGCCCACAAAAGGTTCAAGCAGGGTCTCAGCGATTACGGGAAAGAGACGAACTACACCCTCATGGGAAGCAAGGGCGGCGGGCAGGCGTCTGTTCTCGCCTCGCATGGCGCTGCCACATTATCCGGCTACGCCCCCATCATCCAGAAGCTCAACCTGCAGATAGACAACTCCACATGGCAGCAGGCCGCCCGCCTGTCCGCTGAGATCAAGCAGATTCAGGCTCTGGCTGCGAAGGGCGTCTCCATTGACTTCGGCCACATCGGCAGGGATGGACCCGCCCAACTCAATATTTTGCGCGCCCAGATCATCAGTTCGTTGAACATCACCAAGGCGCAGGCAACGAAACTGATGGACGACATCGCTGGCCACAAGCTCAACTTCAGCTGGGCCAAGCAGACCGGGGCCGAACTCAGGAAGACGCAGGACTCTGTGAAGGGGCCGGGAGCGCAGATCGCCAAGGCGCTAGAACTTGCGGGCAAGCTCGGCGGCGACCAACTGGCCAAGGGGCTTGCTGCCGGCAAGGGTCCGACCAAGGCCGCAGCCATCCAACTTCAGATTGCCGCTCATCCGAACATCGAGTCACTGGTCAGCCTCGGACTCAGCGTAGGGGCGGGGCTTGCGACCGGCATCTTGGAGAGCGTCTACCAAGTACGCATCGCCGGCGAGCAGTTGGCGTCTGCCGCCGCGACTGCACTGCATCAAGGGCTGCACAACCCGCCGACGCCGTCGAAGATGACCCGCGCACTGGGCCGAAGCGTCGCTGATGGCCTCGCGGTCGGTATGCAGGACGGGAAAGCTGGCGTCGTCGCCTCGGCCATCGACATCTCCAAGGCCATCATGGACGCCTTCAAGAAGTCCTTCGGCAGCAAGGCAAGCAAGACCCAGTTGGCTGATGCGGCCACCGAGAGCGGTTCAATCGGTACCCTGCTGGACTTCGTCAACTCGATCACCACAGCACTCACGACGCTCTCGGACAGCACGGTCCCGACGCTCTCTGCCGACTGGAAGCAGAGCGTCCTCAAGGTGGTCAAGCAGGCCGACGACCTGTCGAAGTTCATCGCCGCCCAGATCACGAAGGCGTTCCCCTACACCAAGGGCACCAAGAAGACGAAGACGCAGGCGGCGGTCGCTCCCACGGCCGGGGCGGCCGGTCAGAGGGTCATCGACGCCGCCGACACGTCGGGTTCAATCAGCACCCTTCTGGACTTCGTCAACAACATCAGCGTTGCGCTCACGACGCTGTCGACGGCGACGTTCCCCGCGCTGGCTGCCGGCGTGAAGGCGAAGGTAAAGACGCTCGCGGCCGTAGCGGTCGACATGGCCAAGACCATCGCCTCCGCTATCGAATCGGCGCTTCCGAAGATGGCCACCAGCGGCACCGGGAAGCACCGGAAGACGGGACCGAACCCCGACTACACCAATGTGCTTTCTGCGGCCGATGGGGCTGGTGCCATCACCACCCTGCTCGACTTCATCAATAACGTGGACGCGGCGATCACGACGCTCTCAACGAGCAAGATCCCCGCGCTGACCGACGACATCAAGGCCAAGGTGCAGACCATCGCCGGTCAGGCCATCAAGCTGGCGAAGATCATCTCCGATGCCATCACCGGGGTCGTCATCCCGCAGGCCGTCTCCGACAACTCAAGCCGCGTCGCCGGTCTCGTCAACGACATCACCGGCATCATCACTTCCCTCGTGTCGATGACCGCCGACACGGTCGAGAAGGCGAAGGCGGGCATCCTGCTGGTCATCAACGCCGCGCCGGCCCTCGGCGCTAACCTCGTCAAGATGGTGGACGCTCTGCACGACGCGCTGATGAAGGTTGGCAGCAGCGCCGACTTTGCCGCGACCGGACCTGTCGCGACAGCGGTCAACTCGTTCGTCGGTGATGTCACCGGCATCATCAGCAGTCTCGCCGGTATGGCCATCATCCCTGGGGTGGACGCCACGGACACCACCGCAGCCGTGCCCATGGTCGACATCGTGCAAAACGGCATCGACGGGGCCAACAACGTCGCCGGTCGCGCCACCGAACTCGGCACCGCGCTGGGCGGCATGGTTTCCGCCCTAGTCGGCGCACTCGGCAGCGTCGGCCTGTCGCAATTGACGGACATGCAGCCGGTCCTCGACGCGCTCAACAACGTGGCCTCGGCCATCAGTGGCATCGTCAGCGCCCTCGCCACCATCACCGCAGACCAGATCACGGCGGCAGGAGCGGGCGGCGCGGCTCTCGGAAACGGCTTCCTCACGGGCCTCATCAGCACCGAGACGGCGATCTACGATGAGGCGCGCAGGATCGTCTCCCAGACGGCCTCCATCCTCGCCGGGTCCACCGGACCGGCCTCCTCCGGCGGGACCGGCGGCGTACCGACCGGGGCGAGCGATTCGTCGGCGTCGGCGGGGATCTACACGGTCGTCAATGACAACTCGCAGCGCACCTTCCAGATTACCGTCTATCCGCAGTACGGCAGCATGAGTGACGCCGAAGTGAAGTCCCTCTGGAGCCGTCTCGACCAACTCGACCGAGATGCCGGGGTCGCCGCTGCACGCGCAGCCCTGGCTTGATGAAGGAGTGATGCACAGTGACTGACAACATCACCTTGCCGGGCACCGGCGTAGTGACCGCCGCTGACGGCGGTACGGGTGTGTACTACCAGAGGGTGAAGATCGCCAACGGCGCGGCCGGCGCTACGGACCTCATCGGCGGGGACGCGGCCAATGGCCTCGACGTGGATGTGACGCGTCTCCCCGCCCTCCCCGCCGGTGCCAACACCATCGGCTCCGTCAAGGTCGCGGACAGCGGCAAGACCCTGCTCATCATCAAGGCAGCCATCGCGGCCTCGCAGACAGGCGCTGCAATCCTCACACCGACATCCGGCAAGAAGTGGGTACTGAAGCGCATGTATCTCTCTGCCATCACGGCGGGGAGCGTCTGGTTCTTCGACAACACCGACACCGCCACGACGGCCATCGGTCCTACGTTCCAGGTTGCCGTCGCGAGCCAAGTCGACATCGGCTGGGACACCGACACGCCGCGTCGTTCGACGGCCGTGAACAACGTCCTCAAGTACAGTTCCGGCACAGTCGTCACCGGCTCGGTGACCTTCGAGTATTGGGAAGAGTGACCGGTGCCGCTGCCAGTCATACCCGGTAGCAGCGGGACTGCTCCGACGACGAACGCCTTCTCGGCGTGGTTCGAGAAGCTTGGCTACGCCCCGATCCCCGTCACCGTGGCGGACGACTCGGTGGCATTTGCCGACCTGAAGGCCACCATGGTGGTGACGGGGGGAGGCACGGCGGTCGCTCCGACGCTCATCCGTAAGAGCCTCGGAGCGTCGTCAGAGATGACGATGTCGCTGATGCTCACCGGCACCAGCCCGTCCGACCTTCGCTCGCAGATGGATGCGCTCGACGGCATCCTCTCCGGTCCATGCACCTTCTGTATGCTCGGAACGAACACCGGACGCGCGAACCGCATCAACGTGATAGCCGCGCAACCACTGCGCCCGATCCTCTCAGGCAGCGCAGAACTGGCCTATTGGGTCAAGGCAACGGTCGTCCTGACATGCTCGCCGTGGTTCTTGTCTGACCCCGCGCTCCCGCTCCAGAACGTCGCGCTGACGGCTCCCGGCTCGGTTGCCATCACGGCGGCATCTGGCTATCCGTCCCCGATGTCGATCACCGCTCGCTCCACCGGCTCCGCCCTGCGGGGGCTGTATCTCGCACTGGGGAAGACCGGGCAGACGTACAGGCGGTCGGCGGCGACCATCTCCTGGGACCAAGCCACCGCCTCGAGCGACCCGTACCAGTTGGACGCAGCCTATGCCGTCTACTCGACCAAAGGCGTCATCGACTGCAGCGGGCTGGAAGAGGGACCGTATCTGCTGCTGTTGCGCTGCAAGGTGGCTCAGGGGACAATCGCGCTGTTGTCCAGTGCGCTGAGTGCGACGCCGGTCTACGCCGACGACACGACGTGGGAACTCGTGCCGGCGGCAATGGTGCGCGTGTCGTCGCGGCAGACCACGTTCACCGTCACGACGAACATCAGCAACGGCACTGGTCCGCTGCTGGTCGACTTCGCCTATTGGGTTCCCCTCCAGTACGGAGCCGTCTGGTATCGCTCGCAGAACATCCTCGCCAACTGGTGCTACCAACTCGACCGGAGGGACGACTCGTCATGGGTGAACAACCTCCCCGACGACGGCAACGTGACCGGGTCGACGCCGCGCATCGCTGACTCCAGCCTGAGCCTGTACGCCATCGCTGAGGCGGTCGGCGGCGACAGCGCGACGAATCCCTTGGAAGTGACGGTGGGGTACACGCCGAGGTACGCATGGCTACGGTAGGCGCAGATGCCTGAGCCACGCACGCCAGGACGGCTGGACGATTCGCGCTGGCGCGTCACGGCTGGTAGTGACGCGCGCGGGTGGAAGGACATCACCGGAATCATCGACGGCCTGACCTACACGTCAATCAGGCCCGGCGGCCCGGCGAGCGCGCAGATGAACATGCGTGGCGTCGACTACTTCCGCTGCGGGTTCAACGAGGTACATGTCGACTCGACCCTGCGCATCGAGTACGAGAACAAGCTCGCGTGGGACGGCGTCCTCCGACCACAGAAGTACCAGTACGGCTCCGAGAGCGCAGGCGGCAACGACGACGTGATTCCGCTTGAGGCGGCGGGACTTGTCGACCAGGCCAAGCGGCGCAGCGACTACTCGCGCTTCTGGGGCGACAAGAGCGGGTTCAATACGTGGTCGACTGTGGTCTCCGGTCCCTTCGCCGCCTACACGCTCAACGACAACTTCTCCGCGACCTTTGGAGCGTCCTCGGCAGACCAGACACTGAGCGCCACCTACGCTCCTTACGAGGGCGCGCTCGCCCCCGGCAGCGGCCTCTCGGCGGCGATCTTCGACTACAACCTCGTGGGCGTGAATGTGGGCCTGCAACTCTACGCGCGCAGCACCGACTCCGGCGGCTGGACGTGCCTCCTCGACCTGATGGGCACGCAGTCGCAGGCCGGCAAGCTCGTTTCCCTGCCGGCGGGCACGCGAGAGGTCTACTTCTGGCTGTGGCTGCAGGCGGGATTCACCGGCACCTCCTGCACCATGAGTAACCTGACCATCATGGGCGAGGGTTTCACAAGGTTCCCGACGATGGAGCAGGTGCTCACCGATATCTTCGTGGCTCCCGGCCTCGCCGACAGCGTGCAGGTTCCCTACCCGCCGCTCAGCGTGGCCGGAGACCGCTACGCGACGAACGGTCAGACGACGCGCGGCGCGGCCGGTGAGGCAATCCTCGCCCTCAGCGGCGAGCCGACTTCATGGGAACTGCGCGGCGGCGTATTGAAATGCGAGCGCATCGGCGCGAACGTCGATGCGAGTCGCGTCTTTCCGGTCACGCACGACACGCCGGGCGTGACCGTCGACCTCGTGCCAATCAGCGACACCAAGCCCGATGCCTTCTACGTGCGCTACAAGCAGAACGATCTGAACTGCGGCCTCTACTACCCGGCCGAACCGCTCGGTGTCACGGATGTCGTTGAGAACCTCGACGTGCCGGGTAGCTACGTGACGGACGAGCAGGCATGGGCTGCGGGCACCGTAGAGTGGACAAAGCGCAGCAGTCACGTCGCTGATGGCACCATCGGCGTGATTGGAGGTATCGCCAACAGAGCCGGCCTGTGGACACCCGCGCCGCTCCTGAGCGCAGGTGACTACGTCGACATCGTTGACATGGTCGGCCACGCTCCATTGATGATCACCGGAGTCACCTACGACTGTGCATCCGACCAGGCCACCCTCACCGTTGGCGGCTTGGAGACGCGCCGCGTCATCGTGCCGGGCGCTCCTGTGGCAGCGCACACATACGTGGCGGCCGTGGCGACCGTGGCGGCCGTGGCGGCCTCGACAGCGGAACCTATGGGCGGGGCACGTCGATGAACGACTTCGACCGCCGCATCATCGGGGTGACCTCGCAGGAAGACCTCCTATCCCTGCGCGACCTCATGCAGCAACTCGTCAAGGACCAGTCCGAACTGCTAGGTCGCTTCAACGAGCACGCCGACGCCGAGGAGCATTGGCAGGACCGCATCGAGGACTTCGTGCGAGACGAGCCGAAACGCATCGCGGAGGAAGTCGGCAAGCAGGTGGCGATGTGCCGACAGGAGTCGGCAAGGGAACTTCAGCCAGCACTTGAGATTATCGAGGAAGTCAAGCACGAGCGCCTTGATCGCCGCGCAGTCCAGGCTTCGGACAGCGACCGCGCCCGGCGCATAGCGTTCCTGATCGCTGCTGGGATGCTCCTCGTCGTCACCTACCTGCTAATCACTCACAACCTCGACCACGCGGCCGTCGTCACCGCCATGACCAGCGCCCTCGCGGCGTGGAGCGGCCTGTTCCTCTATAAGCGCCGCTGAATCTTCCCGCAGGCCGCTACTTCCCGGGCCAGTAGGCTCAGGCTGAACGAACCAGGAACCGCCACCAGAGGAGAGCCACCTTGTCCGCACTCGGACGCCTTCCATTCCAACCTGATGACCGCGACTATCCCGTAGAGCGCCTCGAGGCCATGATCGCCGAGGGAGCCGCCGTTCCGCTCAAATGGAGCGTTCCGCGCATCCTCAACCAAGGAGCAGAGGGTACGTGTGTCGCGGCAGGCACGCTCGGCGCGTGCGATTGCGACGACAAGAACCACGTCGTCAGCGCGTTCACGAGCGCCGACATCGACCCGTTCTTCGACACCATCGCGGGGGCCGGGCCGCGACCCACTGGGGGGGCCGAGGTCCGCGAGGGGCTGAAGGCTGCGCAGAAGGCGGGGTACATCTCGGCGTACTCGCTGCTCACCAGCGCCGCGCAGATCAAGGGCTGGCAGGAGAAGCACGGACCCGTGGTCATCGGGGCCGACTGGATGTCCTCGATGGACTCTCCCAGCACGTTCGGGTTCGTGACCTTCGACGGCACGGTCCGAGGCGGCCATTGCTTCTACGGCAACGGCGACATCGGAGGGCAGGACTTCGTCAACTCGTGGGGCGACCAGTGGGCCGACAGCGGCCACTTCTACATGACCGACGCCGAGTTCGCCAAGATGCAGAACGGCGACTTCGAGGCGTGGGCCATCGTACAGGCCGCTCCTGCCCCTCCAACGCCCCCTACGCCTACTCCGACGCCTAAGCCGACTCCTGACGCCCACGGCCTCGCAAAGCTCGCACAGGAGCTTCTGGAGGTCGCACAAGACCTCACCGAGTGGATCAAGGCGAACCTCTGATGCCGGGACCGCTCTCCATGCCGATGATGCGCGGCGGCAGCGGCGGCCTCGGGCCGTACGCCTTCAGCGAGCCGCGCGAGAACGCACGGGCTGGCTTCAGCGGAAAGACCGCTGCGGATCACCGCAGCGGCAAGTGGAGCAACCGCCTGTCCAACCGGATCAGGCGAGCAGAGGAAGACAAGAGTCCCTCTTCAAGGAGGAAGAAGTGAAAGCGATCCAAGTCAAGTGGGCGCTCCGAAAGTACCTGCGCCGTCACCACATCACCGAGCAGCCCAAGATGAACCCGCTGGTGCCGACGTGGGGGAAGGCTGCGCAGGCTAACTCCAAGCGGTTCTGCGGCTCGACCGAGATGTCCGCATGTGTTGCCAAGCTCACCGAGCAGACGCCGGCCAGCCGACTGCGGAACGGCATCGTCCACGGCTACATGAGCATCATGGGGTCGAAGGAGGGCGGGGCTGTCCAGAAGGCCATCGCGCGGTGGTGCGGGATCAGCGACCGCGAGCCGTGGTGCGCCGAGACGTTCACATGGGTCGCCAGGGTCAAGGCGGGGTACAAGGGGCCGCTGCCAGCCAACCCCTATTTCGTGCCCTCGTGGGAAGACTTCTGCGCCCGGCACGGACTCATCGTAGACCAGCGCGCGGCACTCCCCGGCGACGGCGTCACATTCGTGTGGAGCGGCCCTCATGGAGTCGGCCGGGGGGCGCACATCGGTTGCATCGTCAAGACCGGCCTGCTGCGTCACACCATCGCCGTCAATCCCATCACGGCAGAGGGCAACGCTGGCGGCCCCGGCGGAGACGCGGTGCGCCTCGAGACGCGGTATCGCTGGAATGTCAACACCGTGTTCGATCTTGCGAGGCTGCAAGCGTGAGGCTGCACACCGTCCGCGAGCGCGCGGCACTCGGGCAGACCTTCACGCTCTACCCGCTCGGTGACATCCATCTCGGCAGCGCCAACTGCGACAAGAACGCCCTGACGAGGACGGTAAACGAAATCCGCTCCAACCCCAACGCCCGCTGGATCGGGATGGGTGATTACGTCGAGTGGATAACGACGACCGACAAACGTTGGGCGGCCGGCGGCATCGACCACAACATCGTCAACATGGCGAACCTCGACCGCATCGGCGATGTCTACGTGGAGAAGATTGCGACAATCCTGCGTCCGATCATCGTCTCCGGTCAGTGCCTCGGAATGGGCATTGGCAATCACGAGACCCATTTCGAGGCGGCACACAGCACGAGTCTCGTGCGCCGCATTCTCGCCGCCTGCGACGCGCCAGAAGACCTCTACACCGGCTGGGCCTGCATCACGCGCCTGTGCTTCGAGGACGACTCCAACCACCGCAGCAGCATCCGCATCTTCCATTCCCACGGCTGGCAGGCGGGGCGGCTCAGTGGGGCCAAGGTGAACCAACTTGACCACCTCATGGGCTGGATCGACGGCTGCCGAATCTACCTCCAGGGACACTCGCACGACAAGGTCGTGAAGTCGAAGACCAAGCTCTCCACCAACCCGAGCTTCACCAAGCTCACTGCGTTCGACTCCTTCGGCGCGCACACCGGATCATTCCTGCGGACCTACCAGCAGGGCTTCACCGGCTATGGCGAGGCAAAGGGCTACCCGCCAGCTTCCATCGGCTGCCTCAAGTTCAACCTGACTCCGACGCTCGAGGGCGTCGAGATTGAGAGCGTGCAATGAGCGGTGGAATCGGCCCCGACGAGTGGCTCGGCGAGAAGACCGTCGAGCCGTATGAGCGCATCACTCTCAGCGACCTTGGCGAGCGGATGGGGATGGACGCCCTGACGGACGTGCGGACGCATTACAACCCGCTTCTCGACTCGATGGCGCAGACGTTCCAACGGTGCCTTGAACTTGCTCAGAAGAAGAACGCCGACTACGCCGCCGGCAGCGACCCATTCAAGAACTTCCGCGCCTCTGAGTTGGTCGGCGTTGACCCAGGGCGGGCGATCCTCGTGCGTCTCACAGACAAGCTCTCGCGGCTCGGAAACCTGCTTGACGCCGAGCCGAAGGTGCAGAACGAGAGCGTGCGCGACACGCTGGACGACATGGTCAACTACGCGGCCATCCTGATCGCTCTGCTGGAAGATTGAGCGGCATCAACGACGGCCTCAGCACCACGATGGTCTGCCCCAAGTGCGGCGGCCCGGCGTGGAGGGCGCGCGTCCCCATCGTCCTCCTCGATTCCCAGTGTGAGCCGGTCGATGTTTGGTACGCCGAGTGCCGCTCCATCGGCTGCCAGCACCTCTGGAAACTTCCCGCAGAGAGCGACGCTCCGTCCCCGTAGTCTGTTCCTGCGGCTCCCTTCCGCGCAGGCCGGGGTCTTCCCCCTTCGCCCCGGCCACGGGGCCGCCGCCACATTGGCACTTCGGCGGCGGCCCCAGTCCAGTAAACGGCCAAGGAGAGATGTGAAGAGACTGATCGTCACCGTCATGCTCGCGATGATTCTGCTGTTCGTCGCGACCGTCCCGGCATCAGCCGCGACACACCATACGAAGCTCTGGCACCTCGAACACCCCGGCGGCCCGGCCAGCGGCACCAAGTGGCTCCCGCTGGCGCGCTACGCAGGCTGGACCTCCAACAAGCACACCCTGCGCCATCTCGCCGAGTTGATGATGAACGAGGACACCGCGCGGCCGTGGGCGATCAGCCCCACTGACGACTGGGGACTCGTCCAACTCAACCGCCCCAGCTGGTCTGCGTCCTTCCTAAAGGTCACCGGCCATGCGTTCGTCAGAGGGTCGCTCAACCCTCTCTACAACCTTCAGATGGCGTGGCACATCTACCACGTCGTCCAGCACAACAGCTGGCTCCCGGCGTGGCGTGGCGACCCGGCGGCGACGTATTGAAGACGCGTGCAGCGTCGCCTTGACGGGCGAAGCACTGCGGGAGCCGGTGTGACGCTTGGGATGCCGGCACGCGAGGTCTGGCGGGCGGCCTCATCTACATCGCCATCAACGACCGAAAGGTGTGGCAGTGAACAGCAAGTGGTACGAGAGAACAGAGTTCTGGATCGCGCTCCTCGGGATGCTCGGCGGCTGGGTGCTGGCACTCACCAGCGTCGTGCCGGCGCAGTACGCGGCCTATCTCACGGTGGCCTCGGCGGTGGCCTACGCGATCTCGCGGGGACTGGCCAAGTACAACAACGACATCAAGCTCGGCATCCACACGTCGGAGTTCTGGCTCGCTGTCGTCGGCGTCGTGATCATCGTGGCGCAGGCGATTCCCGGCCACATCTCTGCACAGGTGGCGGCCATCCTGAGCGCCCTCGTCGCGGCCTTCTATCAGGTCAGCAGGGGCATGTCGAAGTTGGAGTCTGGTCCAGTCTGGTAAGAAGAACGGGCGGCCCGGATCGGCTGGTCCGACACCGGGCCGCCCCGCGTTAGTGGTGCATCGCTGCCGACACGAGCACGTAGGCGATGATGATGCCGATGATTGCCACGGGGATCATCATGATGGCGCAGCCGATCTGCTGGCAGCCGGCTCCGACTTGCTCGATGGTCTTCCAGTCCGTCTTACCGGCCACGGTGAGCCTCCTCCAGTTCCCGCTCCCTCTGCTCCAGCAACTCCTGACAGCGCGCGTGATTGCGCGCCGCACTGTCCGCGAGGAAGGCGAGCAGCGAGTCGTAGTCGGTGTAGAGGCTGGCGCGGTCAGCGGCCTGGCTGTGCTGCACGCCGAAATCGCCCAGCCGTCCGCGCCGCGCCCAACTGCGGTAGGTGTCGACGTGGATGCTCATCCCGGTGAGCGAGTTCCACAAGGCGACGGCCTCGGTGGTCGTCAGCATCTTCTTCCCATCCGGCATCACGAAGCCTGGGTTCAAGTTCACTCCGTCCATCCGTCTCGCTCCCTTCCTAGAATACGGACCAGACTCCTTATCCGCCAGCAATGTCGCGATGTCAAGCGCGGGCAGCGTTTTCGGTCGTTGAAGGAATCTCGCATTGCCACCAGAATAACAACGCTGAAAGAAGTCCTTGACATCCGTCCGAAGCAAAGC